CCTGCTGTGCGTAAGGTTTGAGTTCCTTCAGCCTTGCCAGTAGTTCAGGTGTAGGCATTACATAACGAGATTGCCCTACCTTTGGTGCGTGCTTTGGAACGGGTGGAACAAATAGAGTTGGTGGAACGGCTGTGCTTTTGTGAGAGTTTAGAATTACTCTAATCATCTGTGGAGATAACTTAGAGGCTCTCGCTACGGACGATTGTGTCCAGCCAGCATTTACCAACGCTACTACATAGTCATTTCTCATACTTCTATCTAGCGGGGTTGTTAGAGTAGCAAATACTTGAACCACATTTTCAGGTAGTTGTAGTCTTGCTATTTTGTTCTGCCCTGCCCTGCGATAGAAAGTAGGTCTCTCTGTTCTAATTGCGTAGCGTGCCCCGTGTGCTTTTTCTAGTTGCCCGGGGTTAGTGCCGAAGTTGATTGCTGTTGTCATTTTGTCCTTTGTTTGAGTTAGTCAATACGGAGAAACTCACGAAGTTGTTTCGCTGTTTCATCATTGAGTCCTAGCGTTTCGCCTTCCTCACCTGTGCCACCTGTGAAGATTACATCTCCACAAATAAAGTCAGTAAGTCCGAAATACTTTTCCCATAAGAAAGTTGCCATAGGGTTGATTGGCAACCCGTAAAGTTTCCCTTCTTCATTTACCCAGATTGTCAAGTCTGCGGTGAAGTCTATTGCTTGAACCAGCCCGCCTACGGCAGATTGAAGTTGCTCTAGTTGAGAACCTTCATCTGCTAGTTGGACTTCCTCTGCTTGTCCTTCAGCGTTTAGTTTGATAGCAAGCATTTTATTTCCTTTCTGTTTGATAAGTGTAAGGCTAGACCATACGGATAGCCTTGTCAAGTTTTATTTATAAATTACTTTGTGCGTTGCTTTTATTGCTTTTACTACGACCCAAGAGAATAATTTACCAATTATTTCTGCTTGCTCGTCATAACTAACAATAGGTGCTTTACGCTTTGGCTTGCGGTGTAGGCGTTTGTAAGTTCCTACTATTGCGCTATCAGGTAGTCCTCGCATTTTCTTTCCTTTCCCTTGTCTTACTGCTAATACTATGACATAGCCTTAGGCTTGTCAAGTCTTTAGGGTGTGTTTCCTATCACATCTTTAGGGCAAAAGAAAAACCCCCCTTGCGGGGGGCTTCCTTGCCTAGTTTATTAGACTAGAGATAGGGCTGGCTTTGGGTGGTTGAGGACAATAGCCAAGATTTCCTCAGCGTTTAGCATACGGGCTTCCTTGCCGTAGCCTTCTTCCATAACAATTACCTCAGTAATTGGTGCGGTGGTGTTTAGTAGCAAGTCTCTAACCTGTGCGGTGGTATCTACTACGAAGTTGTAGTTATGTCCTTCAGTTGTAATGCTTACCCCGTGTTGTGTCATTTCTTTTCCTGTCTTTTCGTGTAGCCCCTTTGACTACATACCTAACACTAGAACACGCCTAGACTATTGTCAAGTATTGTCCTAGTCTTTGTTAGTGTTTTGTATCACACCTTTAGACAAGAGCCTAGCCCCCTTGTTATCTAATCGTTATCAAAAGCCTTGACACTTAGCCCCCTTATGTCTAAGACACTAGCCAAGTTGTTTGTAAGTTAGTCAGCCGGAGAGATGACCAAGTGATAACACTAGACACTAGAGAAAGTTTAGAAAATAAAATAAATAATAATTGTTTGTATGTTTGTTAGAAGTATGAACACCTCAATAAGAGTCTTATAGCCCAAATAAATAAAATAAAAAGTAAATAAAGACCACCTAAGGCACGAAACCAGCGAAAAAAATAAAAAGTTGTTTGTAATTTATTTTTGTCCGGAAACGATTTAGAAAAGTGCTAATACTATGCAGAGCCTTGTCACAGGCCAAAACCAAAATATGGAAAGGTTCATATATTCGTCTTTGTCGTCCAATGATTTTGCTGCTCTAGTCTTGTACGGCATCTAAAAAACCCTGTAGGATAGGGGTATGAAGAAAAAGACAAGACTCCCAGATGATGAGGTGAGATTTTTGTCTAGTCTTCCAGATGAAATGCTTCCTCCACGCCTTCGTGCCCTTTGGGAGGCTGGATGGTCATTGGCTGTGATTGCTAACTCACTCAAACCTGCTCGCCCTAAATCAACAGTCCACTTCTGGGTCAAGAACGCCAAGTCAGAAGAGCAGAGAAGGCCAGTCCCACCTACTCCACCTAAATCTTTAACCTCCACCGCCCCACTAAACAATGCCCCCCGCATGAGGTCTATCTCTCCAAGCGTTCCGCCAGAGTTGAGACCTCAACTCAAGCAACTTGCTGACCTCTCAAAGAGATACAGAGCAAAGACACCAAGCAATAGCCCCCTTGCGATAGCCAACAAAGAACTCACAGCGATTGCAAAAGAACTTAGAGACCGTGGCGTACCTGCTGCCGACATCGCTGAAGCCGCTGGAGTTACTTACAGAGCAATGGCAAGGCGACTGAGCAATGTCTAGAACCTACAAAAACACATCTGGCACATACTCTGAAGAAGAACTTGTTGTAGCAGTTTGGTTCAACCCTAAAAAACTAAAGTCCAGACCCAATGCCAGACGCTTAGAGACACTTACCTCTGAAAAATCACATTACCCTATTGCTTTTCCATTAGCAACACTTCAGGAAACAGAGTCTTGGATGTATTGCCCTGTTGCTAAACAGCCTAGCGACTTAGAAACCTTTCTAACACCAGAGAAAGCAACTAGAGAGAAGCCTCTACTAGTTCCACTGACTCTTGCTAAGTCTTATCTTGGCTGGCTTGAGTTCCACATACCATCTGAATACACGGAGACTAAGTGAGAGTACAAGCAGATATATTTCCATCAGTAGTTGCTTTGGCAGAACCGAACTCTTTAGAGGATTTGAGAGAGTTGATGCCAAAAGGTGCTGCCCCAAAAGGAACCAGAAGGCTTGATAGGTGTCGTGTCGTGGTTTTCAACAATAAGTTGCTTATCGCTGTAGACTCTCCGTCAGGACCTAATCTAGTGTTCCAAGAAAATATTACTTTTTATGAAAAATACGAAAAGGTACATCGAGTGATTACCGAAACAGGAAAACTTATAGCCTTCAAGAAGGATGATAACTGTGGATGCGGCTCACGCTTGCGTTCTTGGAGCCCTTATGGAAGCACTTTGATGGCTCAGGGGGATAATTGATTACAGACTTCTTCCAGTTAGCAATTGCTGGACTAGCGACCTACAGAATATCTAGGTTGATAGTTAGAGACGAGATTTTTGACAGACCCCGTAACTGGATATGGGAAAAGTTCCCTCCAGAGAGCAATAAGTTTGGGTATTTCTTTACTTGTATGTGGTGTACTAGTGTTTGGGTCGCATCATTACTTGTAATATCCCGTATCATTATTCCAGAGGCCACGCAAGTAGTTGAGACAGTCTTAGCACTTTCTGCTATTGCTGGCTTGTTATCCGCACACGAGGATAGGTAGTCCTGGTGTTCCGTAACGAAGACGAGGAGTAAATCTGTGGGCGTATTCAAACGCGAAGAATCATCCAGTGAACCTGTTCGTCCTGCGGTTCCTAAGAAAGCATCCTCGCCTAAAAAGGGTAAATCAAAATCTACTACTCGCTCTACACAATTAGTTGCTCGTCGCAGTTCTTCTAAAGTATCTGGCCCCGCTTCAGTATTTTTATCATCACCTATGTCTTCTGTTGCTTATTCAACTCCACGTTCCTTAACTGCCGCCGCAGTTCAAATTAAAATTAATGACAAAGGCGAGTTTGAACAATTCAGACAACGTCGCGCTGCTGGTTCATCAGCATGGCAATCAGAAGCATGGGAATACTACGACGCAATTGGTGAAGTGAAGTATGCCTTCAACCTTGTTGCATCAGTTGTTTCAAGAATTAGAATTTACGCAGCAGTTGTAGAGAACGCATCCGAGGCTCCAACATCTGTACGCAATGCACGAATTATTGATCCACGTCTTGCTGCTGCCGCAGAACGAGCACTTGCTCGTTTAGATTCTGCATACGGCGGACAAGCAGGTCTTCTCAAAGATGCAGCACTCAATCTTTCAGTTGCTGGCGAATGTTATTTAGTTCAGATGCCAGAGAGAAAGGGATCAGGCGTTCCTGAATCTTGGGACATTCGTTCCGTTGATGAAATTATGGCAGATGCTCGTGGCGGATATAACGTTATTGGTCGTCGTGAACAAAGCACTGGTGGCACACTAGGAGTCAATCGTCTTGCTAATGGTGCATTCGTAGGACGCATCTGGCGTTCACACCCACGCTATTCAGATGAAGCAGATTCATCACTACGCGGTCTTCTAGACCTTTGCGCAGAACTTCTTTTGCTCAACAGAACATTCCGTGCAACAGCACGCTCTCGCCTAAACGCTGGCGCTCTTTACTTACCAGATGGTTTATCAGTTGCTGCACAAGGCGACCCTGATTATCCATATGATGAGGCAGACAGTGAATTAAATCCTGGCTTTACAGCAGAAGAAGCAGAAGATGAGTTTGAAGAACAACTAATCGATGCGATGACGACTCCGATTCGTGATGAAGAGTCAGCATCAGCAGTTGTTCCACTTATCATTCGTGGCCCAGCCGAACTTGGCGATGCCATTAAACAATTCAAGTTTGAGCGTTCGTTCGACCCTGCGTTGGCTCAACGTGCAGACCGTGTTCTTGAACGTATCCTTCAAGGTTTAGATGTTCCAAAGGATGTAGTCACTGGTCTTGCCAATGTGAAATATTCGAACGCTCTACAAATTGACGAAGCACTCTACAAGGCACACATTGAACCATTGATGTTGCTCATTGCAGATGCTTTGACTATCGTCTATCTACGCCCATACCTTGTTGCTCAAGGTTTTAGCGCAACTGAAGTTGACAGAATTGTTGTTTGGTATGACCCAAGCGCAGTCTCAACTCGCAATGACAGAGCGATGGATGCTGACTCTGGATTTGATAGAGGAATTATCTCTGGAGAAACATGGCGTCGCGCTCACGGCTTCTCAACAGCCGATACACCTACAGCAGAAGAAGTTGGAATCAGAATGCTCTTTGAAAAGGGAGCAATCACACCTGAACTTACTGAAGCAATGCTTGGTGCACTAAGTCCTGAACTTATGATGAAGGTAAGAGAGGCTCAACAAGGCGCATCTGTTGCTCCGCTACCTGAAAGTGTTGAACAACTTCTACAACAAGCAACTTCTGGAGCACCTGCCGAAGAAACACCTGAAACAATTGAAGAACCTGTACAGGAACAGGAAC